CCAAAGTCTTCTGCATCTTGTTCAGAGATGTCTAATGCTTTGCCATTACTTAGGTTATCTAACTCTTGGTAGATGTCTTCTACAAGTGTGTTTAGTTTTTTCATTTTCATAATGTTATTGATAGTCCTCCTATAATTTCTTGAGCAGTGTTTCTATCTGTCTTAAACCATTCTCCGTTGTGTTCTTTCACAACCTTTTTAAGTTTGTGTATGGTTTTTTTCTCTGCTTTTCTTCTGTCTTTAAATCTTCTTGCATATAGAAGTCTATAATCCCTATGAGGACTGCTTGTTTGGTAGCTGTTACATCTGTCTTCAGCATCAACTGCCATTCCAATCTTGAGCCACCCATCCCAACAAGGATTATTAATAATATAAACATATCCTTCTGTGGTTTTTTCGTATCCTTCTAAAGCTGCAAAGGCTGCACCTTCAAAAGTTTTAAATCTTCCTGCTTTATGTAGTGGATGCGTTTTAGATACATATTTACCATTAACAAACATTCTTTTCTTTAGGATATTTTTGTTATAACAATCTTTACATATATAATCCTTTTTATTTAATCTATGTTGTTCATAATTAGTTCCTAATACTAAATCAACTTCACAATGATTGCATTTTTTATTAGTGTGTTTCACTCCAGTCATCTCCTATTTTGTGGTTTAATATGTTTCATATTATCTTCCTTCATCTAATTCAACACCATCTTTTGAAATCCACGTGCCTTCTGTCCAATAAACACAAGGCTTACCATTTATAAGTCTATGACTATCATCTCCACAATCGTAAGTATCAAATAGTTCTTCCCAAAAGTTATCTGAGTCAACCTCATCCCTAAAACACCAACCGAAATGTTTGCCTTCAGGATTAGACAGTTCAATAAGTTTTAAAGGAACTACCTCATCTTCTCCAGTTAATGTTATTTTAGTGTATGAATATAAATACTGTGCGCGAACCATTACTTCTAGCGGTCCTTTTCGGTCATCATTATATACTATATCTACAACTACCAAAGGTGTTCTACCTTTAGGTAATCTAAATAAAACAGTACCTTTTTGTAGCCGAACTCTATTGTAGCCAGTAATATCATTATTGCTCCATATTACGAGATCTTTTATTTTAACTGTTTCAGTGTGTTTCACTCCAGTCATCTCCTATTTTGTATTCGGCATCTAGAGGACACCGAAGATTATAATAATCACCTGCTTCTTTAATGGCTTCTATACCAAGTTTGCCTAAATATTCAGCGTGTGCCTTATGCACTTCTACTTGCCATTCATCATGTATGTTAGCAACAAACTTAAAATCTAGGTTTCTTTTGTTGGCTTTCTTGTTTAGTATAATTAACGCTCTCTTCATAGCTATTGCACCACCACCTTGTAGTAAACTATTCAAAGAAGCGTGTGTGTTTCTTATGAAGATCCTTCTTCCGTCTATTCCTTTGACATAGCCTTTCGCTGCTGCTTTTGTAACTCTATCTCGAAGTCTTTTAAATGCAGGCTGATCAGCAAAGAAATATTCTCTAATTCTCTTACCATCGTTTTCGCTTCCACCAACCACTGCTCCGAGTCTTTTATTTGCTGCTCCGTAGATGAGTGCATAGATGAAAGTCTTCGCCTGATCTCTTGATTGAAGTCGTGCAATTTTTTGATTATAGGTGTGTATATCTCCATTAATGATTTCATTTGTAAAGTCCTCGTCTTTCATGTAGTGAGCAAGCATTCTTAATTCCAATCCACTTGCATCAATACCTATTAGTTTATATCCTTTAGGTGTGGTCCAACATTCTCTGCATTCTACACCATAAGAACTCTTAACTGATGGAACTTGTGCCATGTTAGGCGCTCTGTGGCTCATGCGACCTGTAATAGTTCCGTTAGGTATCACAAAACCATGAACTCTTCCATCATCTTCAACAGCTTTTACCCAAGACTCAACCTGTGCAATTCTTTTCTGAAGTAGAAGATACTCTGCTATGAGTTGAGCTTCTGGTATGTCCGTAATCTTTTTTAATATCTTCTCATCAACAATTGGCTGACCAGTTGGTGTAAACTTTTTAGGCTTCCATCCAAAGTCTTGTAAGTATTCTCCTATTTGTTTTCTTGAGCCTAAGTTAAACTCTTGATACTTCTTTCGCATGAATGTTCTAGGTTTAGGAACTTCAAAGTCTTCTTCCTGTATTCCGTTCACACCTTTTTGAAGAATAATTTCAAGAAATACCTGTTCGTATTCCTTATCTGTTAGTCCTCGTTTAGATAACGAGCCATCTTTCTTAACATAAGGAGTTACTAATTTATCATCTATCCATTTAGGTTTAAATACTTTATGAACTTCTTCCTCTACTTCATTCATTCTTTTATAAAGCTTTGAAAGAAGGTTGTTTGCTTTAGGTTCATCAAATAGAAATCCATTTTCTTCTTGCTCTTTTAAAATTAAACTGACCTCATGTTCAAGATTGACACACTCTTTAGAAAAACCTTTTGCTTCTTCTTTAAGTTTATGATAAGTCATAGTATTAATTTGAACATCACGAACACAATACTTTAACATCTCTGGTGAGTATTTATTATATTCAGTGAAATCATCTTTAGGATAGTTCAATCTATAACCCCACATCTCTAAGCTGTGTCCACCTTCTCGCACAGGATTAAACAGACGAGACAAGACAAGAGTATCAACTATTTTTTTATCGCTTAGATCAACTCCTAAAATCTTTTTTATTATAGGTATGTCAAACCCTATGATGTTGTGTCCTATAAGCTTGTCTGCTGACTGAAGCAACTCAAGACCTGACTCTAATTGGTGAGGAGCAAACCGAAAAAGTTCATTAGAATCAAGATCTTGAGCGCAAATACACCAGACTTTAGTAGCCTTGAGGTCGTCTGTTTCTATGTCAAATACTAGGCTACGCATAATCATCAAACTCTATGTCACTGCTTCCATCGTCTTCGTAATCTTCAGCAGGTATTTCATTTAGGCGACCTGTTTTTTTATCGTAAAGCAAACGATCAGCTAATCCCACATCTCCTGTGTATCTAGACTTCAATACTCTTAGAACTGTTGTTCTTGCTTCTTCAGGATCATCTGATTGTTGGTTTCGTTCTAAGGCTATAACACAATCACTCAACTGTGCTATGGATTGACTACCACGCAGATGACTAAGATTAACTTGGATACCATCTTCGTGTCCTTTGTTGCCAACAACTCGTCTAAGATGTGACACCAAAACTAAACCAGCACCAGTTTCTTCTACGATACTTCTGAGCCTAGTCATAATTGCATCAATAGCTCTACGCTCATCTCCCTCGTGGACTGCACTAACTAGCATGTGTAAATGATCTACGACCACCCACTTACAACCACAACCTACGATCATGTATCTAAGTTTAGAAAAGATTTCTTCGATAGAGTTAGTGCCGAAGTGTGCATGTATCCATACTCTGTTTTTATTCTCTCCGCTATAAAGAATATCAAAGAATTTATCTATCTCTTCTTTGGAAAACTCTTCTAAGACTTGATCAATATATAGTCTTGCGTTAGCTTCGATAGATAAGATACCACTGATAGTTCTGTTAGGATCTTCTTCTAGGGATATGATACCTACATTATCGTCTGTTTCTTTTATAAGCCAGTGTTCTAATTCACGAGTGACACTAGACTTACCTAGTCCTGTGCCACCTGTGAGAGTTACAAGTTCTCCTTGTCTCAAGCCATAGAGTTTCTTGTTTAATCCTGCATAAGGATAAGGAACACTCTTTTTCTTTTCTCTGTTGAAGAACTTTAATTTGTAATCTGATACATTTATGACACCTGCTGGTGTATATGTTTTAGCTGCCCACCAAACTTGATTGAACAGGTTGCCTTTGCTTGCAAACAACATATCGTTAGGATCGTTGAACTGTTCAGGCAAAGTCATTATCTTTGCTTTGCTTGGAGTAAATAGACGAGCAACCTTGCGAGAAGCTTCTCTGCCAGCCTTGTCATTATCAAAGCAAACTACTACGTTGTCAAAGCTTTCTAAAAACTCTAGGCTTTCTTTAACATCTTTGACTGCGCCTGAAGCACCTCTCTTGATAGAGACC